TAGAAACTGAGAAAATTATTCAACACTACAAGAACAAACTAGATGAGTAAAGAAAGCGTAAAGACATTCCTTGAACTCGTGCGGACGGGTGAACTCAAAACCAAGACCCACCGACTGTACGTCTTCCTCAGTGGCAAACGGATGTCACTGCAAGACCTTCGTGCTACGGCAGGGTTGCCACACCAAACACTTACCAGCGCCTTGTCACGGTTGATGGATATGGGCGTGGTCATGCAAGACGACAAAGGGAACTTCCACCACACCCCAAAAGAACAACACGCCTTCCAAGCCATGCTAAGAGAACAGGCGAGGTACAACAGGTGGGTAAAGAAGGGACACGAGAACGGTTGGTTTCAACCCAACGGAACACCCAAGCCCCCACAACCTAGGAGGGTTGTACTTTCCAAGCAGTTGAGTATCTTGGACGCATTAAAATAATACGAAAAAATGGGGTTCAAAAAAGGGCATAAGTTGGCAACAGGTAGGCCGAAAGGGTCTGCCAACAAAGTGACAAAGGAGGCGCGTGACCTATTCGTAAAGATTATGAATGGGGAGGTCGGCCATATTGAAGACGCACTGGACGCACTACGCAGTGAGTCAAGCGAAAAGTACCTCAAGGCATTGTCAAGTCTCTTTCCTTACTTCATGCCCAAGCAACAGGAACTGAGTGTGACAACCGACATTACCCCCTCGACACCTTCGTGGTTTGACGACGTGCTAGAACGCACCGACCAAAAAGAATCGAACTTTGGTAAGGAGGAGTGAAACAACCGAAGACCTACTACGACCTCAAAGGATGCAAGGCACGAATTTCCGTACACCAAGGGGGTTCGCGTAGTGGCAAAACGTACTCGATAGTTCAGGTCTTGTGCGAGTGGTGTGCCGCCAACCCCGACGCAGGTGCAGTCATTTCCATTGTGAGAAAGTCCTTTCCTTCCTTGCGTGGTTCAGTCCTGCGTGACTTCATAGAAATCTTGCAGACGCAGGGGTGGTATTCTGAATCGTTCCACAACAAGACTGAGCAGACTTACACCCTGTTCGGCAACCTCATTGAGTTTATATCAACTTCCGAGGGCGACCGAATTAGAGGCCGTCGCCGCTGGGCTTGCTACATCAATGAGTGCAACGAGTTGTCCAAGGATGAGTACCTTCAGTTGGCAATGAGGACGACTCACAAAATGATAATCGACTACAACCCGTCGATGGAATATTCGTACATCTACGACGACATTATACCTCGTGAGGACTGCAACTTTTACGTCTCGACCTACAAGGACAACCCGTTTCTGAATGCCGAAACGATACGGGAAATCGAACACCTACAAGAAACGGATGAGAACTATTGGAGGGTGTTTGGCTTGGGGCAAAGGGGCATAAGTAGGGACACTATCTTCATCACACACACCTACACCCAACGACCCAACGCGGCCAAACTCGTAGCGTATGGACTTGACTTTGGGTACGCCACCGACCCCACTGCCTTGGTTGCCGTGTACCTCCTAGGCGACCGCACGGGAGACATCTACATTGAGCAACTGTTATACACTGGGGGACTCACGAACCAAGACATCGCCCATGAGATGAGGACGTTGGGCATCACAAGGCACGACACTATCATTGCCGACAGTGCTGAACCAAAGAGTATCGAGGAACTCAGGCGGGAGGGGTTTAACGTTAAGCCAGCAAAGAAGGGCGCGGACTCCATACGCATAGGCATCGACCTTATGAGAAGGCGCAAACTCTACGTCCACGCCAACAGTCTAGACCTGCAAAAGGAGTTCAGGAACTACAAGTGGAAAACCGACCGCGACGGAAGACTACTCCCCGTCCCTGAAAGTATGTTTGACCACGGTGTAGATGCGGTCAGGTACGTCTGCCTGAACAAGTTGAGCAACAAAACAGGACAATACTTCATTAGTTGAAAAAGAACGTAACCATACCAACCAAGTGGGAAGACGTGACAGTGCGTCAATTCCAACTCTATTCGGCCTCCATCAAGATAGCCGACACCGACGAACAAAAGATGCGTGTTGCCCTGCACACCCTTTGCGGGATGTCAGACAAGGAAATCAAGGGGATGTCAGTCAAGGATGCTCATACCATGATTGGTCGCCTTGCCTTCCTCAGTGACGACCCCAAGGGTGACGAGGCGTTGGTTCAGAAATTCACCCTTGACGGTGTCGAGTACGGATTCATTCCAAACTGGACGCAGTTGACGCTAGGTGAGTACATCGACCTTGAGACCTACACCTCGTCGGGCAAGATGACTGAACACCTCCACGAAGCGTTGGGGTTGATGTATCGACCTATCACTTCAACGGCCTTGCATCAATATGAAATCGAACCCTACGAGGTAGATGACAGGCGCAACAAGTTGATGCTTGACCTGCCTATGAATATCGCAGTGGGGGCGATTGTTTTTTTTTACACTATCGGAAGAGCGTTCGCGACCGATATGCGGTATTATTTGAACCGTCTGAAGGAGGCGGAACTAGCGAGGCGTTCAGGACTAAATGGGGCTGGTATCGAATAATTTACTCACTCGCCAACGGTGACGCACTGCGAATCGACTCGGTGACTCGTATATTATTAGATGAGGCGTTTACATTCCTCGCCTATCAAATCGACCTCAAACTTCAGGAAAGTATCAAACTGAATGCAAAGCACAAAAGACATTGACAAGGTGTTCCGCGACATTGTGGACGAACACAAGGTGTTGCAATCCTTCTATACCATTAGCACGAAGGACATCGACATCGACAAGTTGACGGTGGACAAGTACCCCCTTTTGTACGCGAACTGCAACAGTGCAAGGATTGATACAAGCACCATTGAGTTCACCTACGAAGTCATTGTGGGTGACCTTGTAATCGAGGACACCGAGACGGAATTGGTTGACGTGTACAACGAGACCCTTCATCTACTTCAGGATGTCATTGCCCAATTTGAATTGAGCGTGTCCAACGTCGCCTCAGCACAAAGCAACAAAGACTGGTCATTCACCCTGCCTGTGAACTGCACCCCGTTCACGAGCAGGTTCGACAACCTTCTTACGGGGTGGTCAACCACCTTCACTATCGTAGTGCCGAACCCTGTAAACCTGTGTGACGCACTCTATTGATGTCGTTGTTTTTCTCCATACGACTAAAGGAGGACAACGTTGATGTCTCCCTAATTGGTGTTGCCCAAGTCATGCGCGACTACGGAAACCAAGTGGACACCTATGCACGAGTCATCCTTGACCAAGAAGGCAAGAACTCGACTGGCAACTTGTCCAACTCCATTAGGCACGAGGTGTCCATGCGTGGCGACAATATCGTGGTGACGTGGCCTACCCTTGCCCCCTACGCAGACTTCGTCGAGCGTGGTGTGCAGGGGTCTTTGTCTTCATCACTTGCCCCCAATAGCCCTTACAAGTTTGGGACGGGGTCGGGCGAGGCGGGAGGTCTCAAACCTGCCATCCGCAAGTGGATTGATGACAAGCCTGTAAAGCAATGGCAGGACTTGAAGACTGGTCGTTTTCTCAGTTACGACTCGATGTCGCGCCTTATCAGTCGGAAGGTGTATCTTCATGGTATCGCACCGACTCCTTTCCTGCGACCTGCCATGCGTGAGGTTTACAACAAGTACAAAGAACGGTTGGAAGAGGCGTTTGCTGGTGACCTTAGCGTAGCGATAGGCCGATGGATTGAAACACAACGCGACGCGTTAACCCTAAAAATCAAACTATGAGTGCCTTTATGAGACAGGGTCTAGACGCTACCGAGGCGGTGTTAGGCATCTTTGACCCCGTGCCAGTGGTGTTGTACGACTTCGACGTAGATACGAGGTTCAACTACCGATACATCGTCCGCGTGTCTCGACGGATTGACGGGGCATGGGAAGTAATTGCATCACTCAAACGCATTCCAAACACGGAAGGGTGTGGGGTTTATGACCTTTCACAACTACTGCGTGGGTCGCTAGAGGTGACCGACCCAAGCAACGACGCAAACGACACGGCCAACAACCCTTGCAGTTTTGCCAACAACGCGGAAGTGTTTAGGATTCAGGTAGGTTCGGAGTACGCCACGACTGAGGGTGGGTCTATATCGGAGGACATGACCGACACCTACTATATCAGTGCCATCGCAGGGCGATTCTTGACCGAGTTTGACGAGTGGGGAGGCGGTCAAATCGAAAGCAACTACGTCCTGAAAGCGTCGGGGTCGAATCAAAAACTACTCACTGAAAGGTCGGTGGGGTGGTTTCAATTTGCCGCTGGGCGGAACGAAGGGTACGTTGTACGCATTCCTCGCAGGGACATCAAGTTTTCCTTCACGTTCCTTTCAACGGACGTGACTGCACCGTGGGACACGGAACGCGCTAAACTCTATGTAGCCATCGCAGACGAGAACGGGTTGATTGCTTCAGACACGTTGACCTTGCCCGTGTTCCAAGAAATCGACAACACGACATTCTACCCTATGGATTTAGCGGACGGGGGTGTAACTCGTGAATGCCATATTGGGTACGCGGATATTCAGACTTACTCGTGGGCAACCAATATCGGACTGAACACAACGTGGACGACCCTATTTGCAGAAATTCGTAGGGCTTCTGATAACACTGCCATTAGCAAGGCGGTCATGCTTGAACTCGACCCGTGCGGACAAGACGGGGTACAGTTCAAATTCATGAATAGACTAGGGGGTTATGACTACGTCTTTTGCTACGGCCACACACAAATGAGTATCGACTACACCCGTGAGACCTATGCCACTGGGACGGCTAATTGGCACACGGCAGACGGGGTGTCAGAACTTTTGCAAGTCCAAGACCCCAACAAAAGGCAGACCAAGTCCAACGTGACGCAAGAAAAACGGAAGTACACTGCCCACACGGGTATCATTCCTGCCAACGAAAACGACTTAATCATGGCACTATTAGGTAGCAAGCGGGTGTACGCGACTCGTTTCGTTGCCCCTCGCACCGTGCCTGAAGTGGACTACTATCCTGTAGTCATCACACAAAGCAACGTCCGAGCGATGTATCAACAAACGGACAAGGTGTTAGAATACACCATTGAGTTCGAGTACGCGAACAAGCCTAGACCTATGGTGTAAATGCTTAGAGTTGTCCTCCATACCGACGCGGGTCTAGTTGACCTCGACACCAAAGAGGTGTCACTTCAAATCAACTTCAGTGCCACGGACATTACCAAACTAGGTAGCAACAAGTCAGCGCATAGCTTGGCGTTTAAGTTGCCGTTCTCAGACATCAACAACGAGGCACTAGGTTTCTTTGACCTTGTAGACAATAGTTCAGAAACGCGTGTGCCTATCGACTGCGACATCTACGACGAAGGCGCGTTGATTCTTGTGGGCATCCTTTCCATCCGTTCGTGCGACCTTCAGTCTCGCACCTACGATTGTGTCGTGTACGCAAAGGAGGCGGGGGTGTGGCAACTACTGAAGACTAGCAAGTGGCAAGACGTGTTCACGAGTGACTCAGGTTATATGACCACTCTACTCGACCACAACCACACGGCCGAGAAGGTGGTCAAAAGCAACTTGACGACGTACAACGATGTGACCGACGGGGGTGTGGGTGACGATGTAATATGGTACCCTATGCAGTACACCGTGGCGAGAACGTCAGGACAAGACGACTCGCCCCTACTTGTTAGTCAGTGTTTAGGTATAGGCGGATTACTGGGTAGGTGGTGGGCAAAAGACTTCCTACCTGCAATTCAAATTCAGTACCTATTAGAACAGGTCTTTCTGCATTGTGGGTACACGCTTGATACAACCGCTGGTGTCTTCGCTACGAGCAGTTTGCAACTCGACAAGTTGTATCAGTTGACACCAAGGGAGAACCTATCTTATCGACCTTATTTTTCTCCTTACGTTTCATCCGTAAACATAGTCAACCCTGATGCGTCGGGGTATTGGGACACCCCTAACTACCCTTCGTCCCCGTCGTTCAGAACGCTAGCCTTTGCCGTGTGGCAACCTGGGGATGCAGACCCCGACAACTTCTTTCAGGCTGGTGCAAACCTAGGAGGGTTCGTTCCTGACTATACGGGTTTCTATAATATGCGGCTTCATTTGAAGTGGGAGTTTAACGGCACACCTTATTCAAATCGAAACTACATCGTAGGGGTTCAACCTTACATCTTCACCACGGGCGCGTCAAATTCGTACTATCAATCGTTGATTGTCAACACCGACGAACCGAACGAAAAAACGATTGACTTTCAATACTATGTAGATACCGACGGTGTAGGTAGGGTTTTCATGCCCCTTGTCCTGTTCTCGTTGCCAACAGGGGCGACGGGGTTTAGACCTATTGTTCCTCAGACCAAACTGCAAATGGTCTCCTATGTGGGCGACAGTCCAAAAATCAGTGTCCCAAACTCGTTAGGAAAGGACACCGTGGACAAGTGGTTGGGGGCTATCATGACCCAATTCAACCTACTACTGACTACGAACGAGGAATACAAGACGTGCGTCCTGCACGAGAAAAAAGAATATTACGAGACCGACGTAGCCAACGCAAAGGATTGGACGGATAGGGTTGACAGGGGCAAGTCTATGGTCGTTACGAACAACCTTGAGACCCTGTTCAAACTCACAAAGTTTATGGACAAAGAGGGCGACGACGGCAAGTCCAAATGGCTACAAGAACAATACAACGTCAAGCACACCGACTGGACGTACAACAGTGGGGTAAAACTTGCCAAGCCTGAAACCACGGTGGGCAACTACTTTGCGCCTTGCAGGTATATCGTCGCTATCCAACAGTACGGCACGGCATCGACAACCCTTGCGGAAGATAGTCTTGTTGCTATCATGGGGTATTCAAGGACGAGTAACGTCGATGTCTCGCTTGCCCTTAACAAGACTCCGATGCTTGTGTACAAGGGCGACGATATGACTTGGCCTGACAATTATACCGAGTATAAAGTTTGGGACAATATTGTACCCACCTACACGGGGGGTTATGCCAAGTCCGACGTTTGGAAACAACCGCAACCCTTTCGAGGGAATCAGTTGTTGTCGTGGTCATACAAAAGCAACTACGACGGGTTTCCGACGAACCTCAAGTTCAACCTTTTTCAGACGGGGTACGAGGATGAAATGCGTAAGAAGTACAGTAAGGACGCAAGGAACTTGGAATGTGAAATGTGGCTTGACCCACTAGACATCGAGAACTTTGACTATTCCGACCTCATCACCATTGACGGCATCTACTACTCGGTAAACTCCATCAACAACTACGTCGTGGGTTCTCGCAAGTCGAGCAAGGTTAGTTTGAATAAGGTCATTGATGTCGAGCAGGTAGCCAAAGGAAACTTCAACTGCGTCGAGACTTCAGTAGGTGGAATCAGTCAGCAAGGCGCGGTGACCTTTGTAGATAGGGACGGGTTGGAGGTAACGGCTACCCAAGCGTGTTGTGAGTTTCACGGGGGCGGGCAATGGATATGGAACGCGGCCAACGAAACGTGTCACACAGGTAGCGTACTTGAGGAGGACTACCCTGATAGTTCCGCTTTCCGAGGTGTCATGATTCCAAGCCCCTCAATAGTGTTTGACCCTGCACAAGTAAGGACAATCATTAACGGCACGGACGGACAAAGCGTAGCGTACAAGTTCAAGTTGGTTGCATCAACCAAGTCGAACACGGTTGCCTATGCCAAGAACCACAATGGGGACTCGACGTTCTACGTCCCCCAAGACTGCGTCGCGGCTATGACCATTGAATACGTCGCGAAGGTCGTCAGCACCACCGACTTCGGACAAATGGAGTTTGGCAAGTTAGACGCTACCTATCGAGTGGAAGACACGACGATAGTTAAGGTTAGCACCGACGGCACAATCATTAAGAACGGTGACGCAAGTAGCGTGTCGTGTGCCGTGTCCGTCTCCTATGCGTCGGGCGTAGCCGCTTTCACCGTTGACTGTTTGGGTCACAATGGGGTTGACATGGAGTGGATTCTTGACGTTCAGATGACCCTTGACCCCATCCGTCACGAACTACCTGCACTGCCTCAATCGATTACCCTTCAGGACGGTGACGAACTTGCTACCGAGGCCGACGAACTTATGACTTACGAACTATGAAAAACTACATCAACGACGTAGGGTTGTCTATTTGCCCCATGATTCAAATTGGGCAACACAAGTTCTTGACAGGTCGCAAGTGCTACAACCAATGGTTTGGGTACTACGACCAGCACACGGGTCTTATGAAAAAGATTAAAATGGCAGTACGCAATGGCTGAGAACCTCGCAATAGAAATCCAAGTTGACATCGCGGAAAGCAATGCCAAACTTGATGAGTTCGGAATGAAGTTGCAAAAGGTCACCACGGACGTGAAGACCATGCAGGATTCGTTGATGGGAGACCCTGCCAAAGACAAGACCTTTGGGACGGAAGCCCGTAACCGCGTCGAGACGTTTGGTAAGAAGGTAGAGGAAACCGAGACCAAGGTCAAGAAATTCAGACAGGTTCGTGAGCGCAAAGTCAAGGACAACTTGCTAGGCAAGGAAGCGGTGGACAACCTTAACGAAGTGTCAGGTGCAATCGACCAAGTAACCGACAGTGCCGAAGACTTCCAAGAAATCGTAAGCGAAGCGGAAGCGGGTCAAGCGGTGTTTGGCGCGGACATTACCGAGGAAATTGACGAGATGAATACGGCCGTCGAGAAACTAGGTAAGACGACCGAGAAAGCCGTTGACGCACTCAAGGACGAAGGGTTTACCTTTGATGCCGAAGGGTTTGCACCCATCGAGAAAGTGACAGGTGAAATCGAAACCCTTGAAAAACTCATTGACGAAACCAAAAACAAACTTGCCACGGCCGTAGATAACCAAGCGTTTGGCGCGGACTTGAAAAATGAGATAGGGGAGTTGGAGGACACGTTGGAGAAGGCAGAAACCGCGATAGCCGACGCAAAGCAAAAACTTGCCGACCCCGTTCCGAACAGTCCGTTTCCTGTAAAGGTCACGGAAAAGATGAAAGACCTTGGAGGTGTCGTTGGCGACCTGTTACCTCGTGAATTTCAGAAACTCGGCAAGGGTTTCAAGATGGCACAAAAGGGAACGGCATCCTTTAGCAAGGGAATGAAGGGTCTGAAAAAGGCATTCATTAGTTCGGGTATCGGTGCGTTGGTTGTTCTCGTCGGG